TGATTCAAGTTGTTGTTGCATCATCTTTTGAGCTTTTTCCATTTCAAGTTTATATCTTTCAGGCATCATCCCACCAGATTGAACAGCTTCTTCCATTTGTTTTTGTTGCTCTAATAATTGAACTTCCATCTCTTGTTGCATTTCAGAGATTTGAACATCAACTCTTCTCTTAGCTTCTTGTAATTGTTGCTGAGTCAAAGGAGCTCTGTAGAAGACATTAACATAGGCTATCTTAACTTTTTCATAAGTTTCTATATAATCAATTAGTGGATCATCTTCACCTTCATTATCAACAGCATAATCTATATCTGTTTGAAGAATATCCTTCTGTTCCCTATCTATAGCTTTGCCACTTAATGATCTTTCAGATTCATTTTGTGTAGCTATTTTATTTATCTTCCTAACCATATCAGGGAATAGCTGTTTTAAATGAGTTTTAGGTAACATCTTTCTTACAAGAATATATGCAGCATCTCTAAATAACATATCTCTAGATTTAGGATCTATATAAACATCAAAAGGATCAGGCTGATGAATTACTACCTCTCCCATACCTTGATCCATATCTTTGTCTACTGTTACCATTAAATAACCTATAGATTTAGTTATAGCATCGTTTACTGCATTAGACAAAAGAGTTTGACCATTTGATTGGGCCCATATATAATCAGATATATCAGAAAATACTGCAGCAACATTGCTATCACTACCTTCAACACCAATTGCTTGCCATCTAGGTTGATTAGCTGTTGCATAGTAATTCAACATTTCTACTACAGGAGTTATCCTATTAATAGTAAATGTAGGCATACCTGATTCTTCTAGGACTTGCTTTTCATTGTCTGATATTTGATTATCATTAGCAAAGTCATAACCTCTTTGATTTATAGATAGCCATTGATCTCTATGTTCAGTATTTAATCTGTTGCATAGATTTCTTATTCTATCTACTTTTTTATCTTTAGATCTCTTAGCCATTATTCTCCTGCTTTATATCCTGAGTGTGAATGAACATGAGCTATATCTCCAGCTCCTGCATTATCATTAGATGTTGATACTTTACCACCACCTTTAAAGTATTTAATACCTTGTTTAAATGCTTGAGTTTCTGGAGTATCTACCATGCCTCCCATTTGCATTTTTTTAGCCTTACCCCATTTACCAGTAGTAGCATCAAAACTCTTTCCTTCTCCTGCCTTTCTAGTAGAATAACTTCTACCTTGCCAAGTAAATGATTTTTTACCAGCTTTTCTATTTTGAGCAAAAGTCTTAGAAAAACTCTTAGATGATGTAGTATCTTTTCTGTATTTAGGATAATCACCACCTTTAGTTTTAACAGTAGTATCTTTTCTTGTTACTGTTTTAGCCTTTGAAACACCTTTAGATTGATCTACAGGTGAATATTGATCTGCTTTTGTAATACCTTTCTTTTTAGCAGCAGCTTTTTCTACACCAGTCATAGGACTTTTGTATGCATCAGCTTTAGCTTTTTTCTGTTTAGCAGTAAGTTTAGTTTTCTTACCTTGCCAATCAGATATTTTTTTCTTTTTAATACCTGTAGGTGTATCATCCTGCATCTTTTTAATATTTACTATATTTCTTTTTTTATCTTTTAATGGCTTAACTTTCTTAGCTTTAAACTTAGATTTAAGTTTTGACCATCTACTCTCTTTTTTAACAGGTTTCATTTTTTTAGATTCAACTTTTTTAATATCAGGTTTTGTAGTTGTTCTCCTAATAGGTTTTGCAGAAGGTGTTTCCATCTTCTTTTTAGGAGGATTAAGTGCATGGGCCTGCTTAACAGCTTTCCGAACATCCCATTTATCTGAAGGATCAGCTTTTTTCTTCTTAGAATCAATAGCTCTAACTTCTTTATTTAATTGTTCAGCTGATTTATAACCCTTGTCACCTGGTTTTAATTTTACAATATTATAAGGTGATCCAGAAAATTTCTTGCCACCCTCTTTCCTTTTTCCTTTTAAAGGAGAATATACTTTCTTTTCCTTTTTCTTATAATTTGGTGTATCGCCATATGCTTCTGCATATTTCTCTTCTCTAGTTTTAACTTTACCACCTTTATCCATATATGTTCCAAAAGGATTACTAGTCATAACTCTTTTATTTCTTTTATTTGCCATTTTTAACTCCCTTTACTATTTTTTTTATTATATATATAAATACTATAGCTCCCAATACTGAAAACACATCTACTACATGATTCCCACTATCACTTGCTACTGTACCTATAGGAGTCTCAATGCGAAACTCTCTTTCATCATTCATGCAACTACCCAGCTTTTAGCTTTAGGTCTCTTTTTAGTGTAAGAACCTTTATTCTCACTAACTCCTTTTAATGGATATGAATATTTGCAAGCATATGCTAAAGCATCTATTGTATCATCATGAGCCATTCTTGGACCAAAAGTTATTATTTCCTGATACAGATCATACTGTTCAGGCTTTAAATGAATTTGTCCTACAGAGAATCTAGCTGCTAATACCTCTTGTATCCTGTCTCTTTTACTCATTCTAGTTCCAGGTTTCTCTGCTTTAAATTTTACTGAAAAGTCATTTCTCCTTTTCATTTCTGATATAACCGACTGTATTACAGGTTTAGACATAGTAGTATCCTCTATTACCATTAATCCTGAATGATATATATGTTGCATATCAAACATATAATCTACTATACCTTTCTTATCTTCACCAGGTATTCCTAATACAGGTAGTGATCTTTTTCTAGTATAATCAAGTACATATATATTATTAAACTCATCTACAGCTACAAATATAATGACCGAGAAATCAGCATCTCTTCTAGCTGAATCTGTAGCAGGATCAACTCCTGCAAAAACATTAACTGGTTTTACATCTCCGTTAGCAAATGTTAAAAATCCTATACCTGCTTCTGGTTCATACATATAGGTAGCTTCATACTCTTTAATATGATGTCTATTCCAAATAGAATCTTCTTCAGATTGTACTTGCATCATATACTCTTGATAATACTTATGAGGCTGACCTGAGTCAGCATAAAACTTTTTCTTTCTTTCTAATTCTTTTTTTGGAAACCAACTATGCCATAAAGATGTTCCATTAGGTTGTTCAGCTTGAAACATTTTAACATTCCAAGAAAATTTCTTCTTTTGCTTTTCAGCTTTTGAATAATTGATAATAAGATTATTAATAAAGCTATCATAATGGACAGGAGTACCATTGATACGAAGACGACCAGTATGGGGCTCAAGAGCAGGGAATACCACAGCAGTGATAAGGTTGGAATTTTTGTTTCTAGCCTCTGGAGTAATAGTATTATTTTCATCTTCAAAGTCATCCAGTACGATAAGATCATATCTTTTATGTAGCTTTGCCCCTCCTCTTATACCTGATATATTTGATTTAGATATTAACTTACAGCCATTAGACATCTCAATATCTACCTCAGTCCATTTCTTTCCTCTTAAATCACCAAAGTAATATTGTATCTTTTCATTAATCTCTATATGAGATTTAATATAATCCATATTACCAGTAGCAAGTTTAGCTGTAGCTGATACCCAACCATAAAACAAAGGATCTGGCTTTTTATCTACAAACCCCCATTCAAAATCTTTCTGATTAAAACAAAAGGACCTCATAAGGTCCGCTTTAGTTAATACAGTCTTTCCATGACCCCTAGGCATAATGATAGCCAACTGCTTAATATCAAGATTGTTTATATCATCTGCAACATCATAATGAAACCAAGGTGTTTCCGATCTTAAAAAATCATCAGGTAAAAATAGTTTACCAAAAGAGATTAAATCTGTATAAGCCATCCTCAAAGCTTCTTCTTCTTTAGAAACATTATGAAGATTAATATTAGCCATTAAGGTTTCCAACTTCCATGAGCAAATTCTCTTGCCTCTTTATCAGTTTTAAATTCAAATACCTCACCTCTTTTTTTAGCTTCCTTCCAAGCATCTTTCCAGTTTTTATGCTCTGTCCATCCCTTTTTAGGATCTTTGGGATCTTTAGGAAAAAGTGTAGGTACAGCAAAGTATCTACCATCCATTTCGCCTGATGCCATAATATGAGTTGATACACTCTTATCTTTGTTTTCTCTAGCAAAAGGTCTAATATTTCTAGCCCTTATAACATTAGGATCAGTTTCATTCTTTAATACTTTAGCTAAAAGAGAACTATCAAATGGATCTCTACTAGCTTTAGCCATCATATCGAAAACATCAGCCACTATACAGGCAATCCAAGCTTAGGCTTTACTACTCTTAATTCAGCTTCTATCTGAACTTTATCAGCTGTAAGAATATCTATTTCAGATTCTAAGCATTCAAGTCTTTTGATGATATCCTCCAA